CTTACTTGGGACGACAATGGGAACTTAGTTATCGGCTCGGAATGAGGCCATGGATATGTGTAGCTTATTCCGCTCCTGTTGCTGCATCCTTCGCAGTATTCCTCGTGTACCCATTCGGTCAGGGGAGTTTTAGTGATGGTATGCCTCTTGGTATTTCAGGGACTTTCAATTTTATGTTTGTCTTTCAGGCAGAGCACAATATCCTTATGCATCCGTTCCATATGCTCGGCGTTGCAGGGGTATTCGGTGGAGCTTTATTCGCTGCTATGCATGGAAGTCTTGTTACATCTTCGCTTATTCGTGAGACGACTGGCTTAGAGTCTCAGAATTATGGATACAAATTCGGTCAAGAGGAAGAGACGTATAACATTGTTGCGGCTCATGGCTACTTTGGTAGACTTATCTTCCAATACGCTAGCTTTAATAATAGTCGTAGCCTTCATTTCTTCCTTGCTGTTTTCCCAGTCGCTTGCGTATGGCTTACCAGCATGGGAATCAGCACTATGGCTTTTAATCTCAACGGCTTTAACTTCAATCAGTCAGTCGTTGATGCAAACGGTAGGGTTGTCCCCACTTGGGCAGACGTCTTAAACCGTGCTAACCTAGGAATGGAAGTGATGCATGAAAGGAACGCTCATAATTTCCCGCTAGATTTAGCGGCAACTAAGGAGGCAGAATATGCCTAAAGTTAATGGAAAGAAGTATCCCTATACACCTGCTGGTAAAAAACTAGCAGCTAAGGCAGCTTCTAAAACGACAAAGAAAAAATAAACACCACGTCCGTTCAACCTTGAATCTCAAGGTCGCATGACATCACAGCATGGAACGGGGCTGTGGTACTGGAGATCGTAATGACCCTCAAGTATCGTGGTGTAGAGTACACAAAATCTACTAAGTAAAATTAAATGAAAACAATTGCACTAGCCCTAGCTACAATCTCATTTGCTTCTGCTCCTGCAATGGCAGGCGTCTATGTAAATGCCGAGTCAAACGCATCATATACAGGTAATGACTTTACCTCTAGAACAACTGATCTTCATCTAGGTTATGAAGGAAACGTTGGTCAACTTGGATACTATGTTCAAGGTGGTCCCGCCTTCGCAGCTGCAGATGGAGCTGATGGTACAACTGATTTCTCAGGTAAGCTCGGAGGTTCCGTAGCAGCATCAGAGAAGTTAGATGTATATGGAGAGATCTCATTCCTTACAGATGAGACTGCTGATACAGCCTATGGTACAAAGATAGGCGCCAAGTTTAAATTCTAATGGCTCATCAGAACAATGCTATGAGAGCAGGTGTAACATCCTATTCACCTGAACCTGAGAGAGTTGATACTAATCCTAGTGATCAGCAACCTCCAGGTGTAGATGAGGATGATGATATGCCTCAATCACTAGAAGAAGCTCTTCTCGGTGAGTAAAATTAATGAACTATGGATAGTGGTCTTCGGGCTGCTATCCTTCATTCTCTTTATAGAATGGTCTCATGTAATCTATCATGAGAAAGCAGCGCCTCATTGCGCTAGCGAGATTAGTTTAGCGGTAAAACTGTAGCCTTCCAAGCTATTGTCATCGGTTCGATTCCGATATCTCGCTTTGGCTTTAGCCCTGTACGCAGGATACCTTTAGCCGTCTAGACGGTGGGAGAGACCACAACAAAATGATCAAAAAATTTTCAGCTGAAGAACGTATATAATTTAATTTTTATCCAATTTAATGGCACATCAAAATAGCGCCCTGGCTGCTGCTTTAACAGGACCAGGTGCTGATAATGGAGCTATCGCTAATACTACACAGCGAAGAGCCCTTTATCTCAAGCTGTTTTCAGGTGAGTTATTCAAAGGATTCCAGCATAATACAATTGCTAGGGATCTAGTTATGAAGCGTACCCTCAAGAACGGTAAGTCTTTACAGTTCATTTACACGGGACGCACAACTGCTGAATATCATACACCAGGTAACAGTATACTAGGTAATGGTGACAGTGCACCTCCAGTAGCAGAGAAGACAATTACTGTTGATGATCTACTCATCTCCAGTGCATTCGTCTATGAGCTCGATGAGACACTTGCGCATTACGATCTGCGTGGCGAAATAAGTCGTAAAATCGGCTACGCTTTAGCAGAAAAATATGACAGAAAGATTTTCCAAGCTGTAACCAAAGCTGCAAGAAAAGCTTCACCTATCACTAAGACTAATTATGTCGAGCCAGGTGGAACTCAGGTACGTGTAGGTTCAACAGGAACCAATGCATCTGATGCTTATGATGCTGATCTACTAGTGAATGCATTCTATGATGCTGCAGCTGCACTAGACGAGAAAGGAGTTAGCACAGAAGGACGTGTAGGTATTCTTAACCCACGCCAATACTATGAGCTAATCCAGAAGACTGGTGATAGTGGACTAATCAATAGAGACGAGCAAGGTTCTGCACGTCAGAAAGGAAACGGAGTTGTTGAAATTGCAGGTATCAAAATCTTCAAATCAATGAACATTCCATTCTTCGGACGCTACGGTACTAAGTTCGGAACAGCTTCTGCTACTAACCCAGGTGTATCTGATCCAGGTAACAAGGGTGACTTCGTAGAAGTTGAAATGGTTGACGAAACTTCAGGTTCTGGAGCCGTTAAGACCGTTAATAACTACGGTGACGGTACTTCAGACTTTGAAAACTCATGTGGTCTTATCTTCCAGAGAGAGGCTGCAGGGGTTGTAGAAGCCATTGGACCTCAAGTACAAACAACCAGCGGGGACGTATCAGTCATCTACCAGGGTGATGTTATCCTCGGACGTCTCGCCATGGGCGCAGACTATCTTAACCCAGCTGCTGCTGTTGAACTGTACGCTGGTACAGCAACTGCACCTGCTGCATTCGGTTAAGATTAATTTTAACCAACATACAGGGGGTCTTCGGACCTCCTTTTTTTTATAGATTTTTATATGGCTACCTCGACAATTGACACCGATACCGAACTATCCGCAGTGAACTCAATTCTGGGTAGCATAGGTCAGGCTCCAGTTACTAATTTAGATTTAACTGGTAATCCAAACCCAGAGATTTCATTTATATATAATATTTTAACAGAAGTTAACAAGGATGTACAGAATGAAGGCTGGCATTTTAATACAGAATATCATATTAAACTTACTCCAGAAGATACAACTAAGTATATCACCTTACCTAATAACACCTTACGTTATGATATTCATGATGGGTTGGTTGATAAATCAAAAGATGTTGTAGTAAGAAATGGTAGGTTATATGATTTAGCAGACCATACTGATGAATTTGATACTGATATTTATATTGATGCTGTGACTCTATATGAATTTAATGATTTACCGAATTGTTTTCAACGATATATTACTTATAGAGCTGCAGTAAGAGCTGCTACTCAACTTGTATCTAATCCTCAACTTGCACAACTCTTAGCTCAAGATGAAGCTAAATCAAGAGCTGCTTGTATGGAATACGAATGTGATATGGCTGACCACTCTTTCTTAGGTCATGGACATGGAACTAGATATAGATCCTTTAGACCTTATCTTTCACTGAGACGCTAATGGCAAGTGTAACCCAAACAATAAATAGTTATACAGGAGGCATATCTCAACAACCTGATCAAAAGAAATTACCAGGTCAAGTTGTTGATGCTATAAATGTTTTACCTGATGTAACTGAAGGTCTACAGAAGAGACCAGGAGCTGAATTAGTAGCTTCTTTAAGTGATAATACTACGACTGCTTTAAACTCAACAGCTAATGGTAGATGGTTTCATTATTATAGAGATGAAAACGAACAGTATATAGGTCAAGTTAGTCGTACTGGTGCTGTGAAAATGTGGTGTTGTTCAGATATTTATGTTAGTGGTGTTAAAAGACATAGTGCAGGAGAATCTTTAGATGTTACTCCTGATGGTGCTACTGCAAGTGCTTTAGCTAGTTATTTAACACACACTGACGATCAACATATACAAACATTAACTCTTAATGATTTCACATATCTAACTAATAGAACTATAGCTACAGGTATGTTAGCTGGTAGTGAATCACCTGCTAGACCACATGAAGCATATATAGAATTAAAAAAAGTAGCATATTCTAGACAATATTCTCTTAATATTTTTGACGATAATACCACTGAAGCTGTTACAACAGTTACTAGGATGACTTGTGCTTTAGTAGCATCTAGTAATAACTACTGCGGTGGTGGTGGTGCTATGGTTGAGCGTATTGCTAGAGAATGGCAAGCACGTAATTCTGCAAAT